ACTTTCTTTTTCACGAACGAATGAAATTATCCGAGGATAGAACCTAATGATTGAAGAACACCTAACGAATTGGCTTGAAGGCATCGAGCTTGGGCTTGAACAAAAAGTGATAGCGGGCTTAGCCCTCGCCCTGGCGAAAAGCTTTGACGAGAACCCGCACACGAGCACCGCAGCCGAACTTCGAAAGACAATCCTCGAACTGAGCAGACAGCTCAGCGCTCAGGCTATTCACTTTGACCCCATTGAGGAACTTCTGACCCGATGAACATCGGAAGCCTCTGCACAGGATACGGCGGGCTAGACCTAGCCGTAGAGGAACACTTCAACGCAAAGACAATCTGGTGCGCGGAGTATGACAAGCAAGCCAGCAAGATTATTGAGCAGCAATTCGGTATCCCAAACTATGGTGATCTCACAAAGATAGATTGGACAACTGTCCCTCCGGTGGACATCATTACGGCGGGCTATCCCTGCCAACCATTCTCACAAGCAGGAAAGCGAAACGGAACTAATGACGAAAGACACCTCTTCCCCTACATACTTGAAGCCGTTCGCCATCTTCGACCCCGATACGCAATCTTTGAAAATGTTAGAGGACACCTTACTCTCGGATTTGACTCCGTTCTCAGGGATCTTGCCTCAATCGGGTATGATGCGGAATGGAGTCTTGTGCGAGCCTCTGAAGCAGGTGCAGCACACCAAAGAGCCAGGCTATTTATCGTTGCCTACCCCTCTAGCAAGTGACGCTGAAAATCCTCTAACTCTCCGCGGACAAATGAACATAACCAAAGCTTTGAGAATGCTACCCACCCCAACAGTTAGCGACACCTTCACGGCAAACCTGAAAAGCTCTCAGCAAAAGCCCGGTTCAATGCACAGCGTGACTTTACCTCAAGCCGCCAAGATGGATTGGGAACAGTTTCAGCCAGCTATTGAACGCTGGGAAAAGGTAGTTGGTCGTTCAGCCCCTACTCCTCTAATCGAAGGCGAAAGACTGAATCCTGAATTTACAGAATGGCTAATGGGCTTGCCGGAAGGCTGGATTACTCAGATTGATATTAGCTGGACTCAGAAAATCAAAGCTTGCGGTAACGGCGTAGTTCCACAGCAGGCAAAGCTAGCCCTCGAAAGACTCATTCCCTAATGCTCCAGCTCCCCGCGATCTACACCCAACCGCTCAGCGAGGACTTCCCTACTGATGGGGATAAGCTCATTGAGCTAGTGAAGGTCGCTTGGAAAAGCCCAGAACTCCCTGACGGTCTAGAACTAGACGAGTGGCAAGAATGGTTGCTTAGGCACTTGCTAGAACGCTTCCCAGACGGACATCCCAACGCCGGACAACTCAGATACAGGCAAGCAGTCGTTTCTATGGGCAGACAGAACGGCAAGTCACTACTCGCTGCAATCATTGGCGTTTACGGAATGCTCATGCACCAAAAGTCCGGTGCTTCGGTAATCTCCCTGGCAAGCTCTATTGACCAAGCTCGCATTATTTACAATCGCGTGCTGTTCGTTATTCAGAGCAACCAATTCCTGAGCAAGCGGTTCAAGAAAGCCAGCGAATCGCGCGGTATTGTCACCGCTGACGGCACCGGGCGTTATGACGTGAAGCCAGCGAAAGAGGGAGCGCTCCAAGGTATCCCAATCTCGCTCTGTCTCTTTGACGAACTTCACCTGGCTAAAAAGGGTATGTGGAGTGCTGCCGTATTGGGAACAGCCCAGCGTGAGGATGGAATTGTCATTGGCATTACAACCGCAGGAGACCAGAACAGCGAAACCCTACTTGACCTTTACAAGACCGGACAGGCTGCTTCCGCAGGTGACACTGAGCTAGAGCGCTTTGGATACTTCTGCTGGGAAGCACCGCAACACGCAAAGGTGGATGACCCCGATGCACTTCGGGCAGCTAACCCCAGCATTTCCGCAGGCAGGCTCTCCCTAGAGAATGTTCTATCGGATCTAAAGACAATCCCAGAACATGAAGCCAGACGATACCGACTCAACCAATTCATTAGCGGAACTGCATCGAGCTGGATACCTAGCGACACTTTCCGTAAGGCAGGTGACAGGCTCTCTATCCCACAAACAGGCGGAGTCTTCGCTGTGGACATTAGCAAGAACTGGGAACACGCGACTATTGCCTTTGCTAACCAGGTTGGCGAAGAGCATCACACTGAACTAGTCAGAACCTTTGTAAGCCCTAACGAGACCCAGCTATTCAACGCGCTAGTCGAGCTTCATCACCGCTACGCTCCCAGGGCGATTGCTCTCGATGATCGCGGACTGACTAACCTAGGCAAGCGACTCAAACTAGCAGGCTTTCCGGTCTGGCAATTGTGGACCAAAGAAATCAGCGCTGCTTGCTCGATTGTCTACTCGATGTTTGCTAACGGCGAGGCGAAACACAACAACGACCCGTTGCTTATTGTGCAGTCACCTAAGGGAATTGCTAAGTATTCTGGGGAGAGTTGGTTCATCTCACGCAAAGAATCGCTAGGCGAGATTGATGCACTGATGGCAACAGTTATGTCGCTTTATGTGAGTTCAAGAGCGGAACACGCTGCAATTGGTGTATTCTAAATGCTGTATTGCACTTAGACTAGGAACTTATGGCTTCCCTTTGGCAAAGAATTTTCGGCGGAGAAATTGAAACTCGCGCTGCTCAACCAACTGTCCCAACCCGCACAGCTGCAGTCGTTACTGCTGATACTGCGCTTACCCTAACGGCGGTCTACCGCGCGGTGCAGATCATCGCAACCCCGATTAGCAAAATGCCTATCGACACCTACCGGTTCGCTACCGGTATCGAGCTAAAGATTGAAACTCCGGTCTTGGTGAACAAGCCTGACATCAATAGCAACAAGCGCGACTTCCTTTTCCAGACTGTAACTAGCCTGGCACTAGAGGGCAACGCTTTCTGGTTCAAGAACTACGGCTCTAACGGGCAAGTCAACAACCTGACCATCCTCCCAGCTTCCGCTGTATCTGTTGCCTGGAAGAACGACCAGAACATTATGGACGGCGTTGAGTATTCCTACATGGGCAAGACTTACACCAACAGGGAAATTGAACACCTAAAGCTTTTCAGCAAGACAGGCAACCTACGCGGTCTATCACCGATTGAAGTCTGTCGCTCAGATGTGTCCGCTGCTCTTGATCTAAGAGATTATGCAAAGAATTGGTTCACTTCGGCAGGTGTGCCTACCGGTATTCTCAAAACCAATCAAGCGCTAAACGCCGAGCAAGCGGACACAGTTACTAACAACTGGCACAATAAGCAACAGAACAGACAGATTGCGGTGTTGGGTAATGGATTTGACTATCAACAAGTGGCTCTCTCTCCGCGTGAAGCCCTATTTACTGACATTGTTGAGCAGAACACTGTTTCTATTGCTCGCCTGTTTGGTATTCCTGCTCGTTTGCTCATTACTACTGTGCCTGGCGGTTCTGACACTTACACGAACTTGCAAGACGAAAATCAGGTCTTTTATCGCCACACACTTATGGCCTACACAGATGCAATCACCGATGCACTAAGCAACTGCCTACCTAGAGGCACAAGAGTCGAGTTTGACTTCGCTCACCTATTCCGGGCTGACGTGGCAACTCGCTACAACTACTACTCCACCGGAATTGCAGCAGGATTCATTTCTGCTGAGGAAGTCCGAGAGAAAGAGGGACTGAATGTCTGAAATTGAAACTAGAGCTTTTGAAGCTCGCGCTGATCTAGAGGAAAGAACTATTGTCGGGCTTGCGGTACCTTATGGGCAGTCTGCAGACATCGGCGGTATGTATCAGGAGCGCTTTGTGCCTGGTGCAATCGATTCTGTCGAAGATGTCAAGCTGTTCTACGGGCATGAGGAGCCAATTGGCAAGGTTGTCGAAGGTCGCGACACCGAGGCAGGCTTCGAGATCATCGCTAAGGTATCTGACACCGCTAGAGGCAACGAGGTGCTAACCCTTATGCGCGATGGCGTTCTAAACAAGTTTTCGGTGGGCTTCATTCCTGAGGAATCTCAGAAAGACGGCTCAACGATTACACGCACGAAGGTGTCCTTGAAAGAGGTATCTGTCGTGCCTTTTCCAGCCTTTGCAGGCGCAAACATAACCGAGGTCCGCGAGGAGCAGACAGCTCCGGAAGCGGAACTCACTAACGAACAAGAAAAGAGAACTATGTCTGAGAACATGGAACTTGAGGTTCGTTCTGTAATGGACGAGGTTGCAGAATTGCGCCGCGTTGTAGAGGCAGGACTTACCCCATCCGCACCAGCAGCCATCGCTTCGGAAATCCGTAGCCAGGCTGAATTCGCTAAGGCACTTCTAAAGGGTGACGAGGATGCTAAGGCACTTGCTCGCGCAGCTTCTGACTCTGGCGATGCAGCACTTCTACCAGCTTTCATCGGCTATGTAGACACTCTAATCAACAACAACCGCCCAACTGTTTCTGCTTTCTCTCGCACTCCACTACCTAGCACTGGTCTAGTAGTTGAGTATGCACAGATCGACAGCAACACTTTGGCAGTTGGCGCTCAGGACCCTGAGAACGAGGCACTTAGCTTCGGTAACCTAACCTTCGAGACTGTCACCGCTAACGTAGTCACCTACGGTGGATACACCAGCTTCTCTCGCCAGTATGTTGAGCGCGCAAGCATCAACACCTTGAACGAGGTATTCCGCGGTCTATCTCTCGCTTACGCAAATACCACCAACACCGCTCTAGTCACCTACCTAAACGGCTTGACTTGGACCGGTAAGACCTTCGATGCAGATGGTGGCACTCCAAGCTCTCTAGCTGAGGGTATTGCTAACGCAACTGCCTACATTTACACCAACAGCGGTCTACGCCCAGAGTTCATCCTCACCGGCACTGACGGCTACGTGAAGTTGGCTAAGGTTGCTGCAACCGATGGTCGACTAGCATTCTCTTCTAACGGAGACGGAAGCAACACTGTTGGCGCTGTAAACATCCCAGGTCTATCTGGTTCAATCTTTGGTCTACCAATCATCGTTGACCCTGCAATCGGCACTGGTGTTGTCTACATGGCAAACAGCTCGGCTATCGCAACTCACGAGTCTGCTGGTGCTCCAGTTCGCCTCACGGACGGCGATATCACAACCCTCACTGACTCGGTTTCGGTATATGGCTATATGGCTATTACTGCCCCACGCCTAGGCGCAATCGTCAAGCTAGACGTTACCGCTTAGTAGGTATCCAAATGAGCGTTACTCTTGCGGAGCTTCAGGCTTACATCGGCACAGAAGAGACTGGTGACTTTATTCAAGGTTGCCTAGACTCCGGAGTTGCCCTGGTAAACAAGTATGTTGGCGATGTCGAAGATGTCCCAGCAACTATCACTGACCAGGCTGTTCTGATCTGTGCAAGTGAGCTGTTTCACCGCAGGAGTGCGCCAAATGGTATTGCTCAGTTTGCAAGCATGGATGGCAGCCCCATGAGGGTTGCAAAAGACCCTATGGGTGCTGTCTATCCTTTGCTTTTGCCTTGGGTAAATTACGGAGTCTAGTGACCAACGAAATCACACTTACCAAGCAGGAATTCAAGCTAGATCTTGATGCTGCCGGGCTAACTGTTCTGGACTATGTGCCGGAGCGAATTGTCCCTCCTATTGTGATCATCAACAGCGCTAACCCCTACCTGACTCCTAGCTCGCTAGGTAAGGAATATGTAATGAGTTTGGAGCTTGTTGTTGTTGCTGCAACTGCAACTAACAAGCAGGCAACTGAGAAGCTGGATGAGGCAATTGCTGACGTGCTAAGCGCACTGCACAACATCCGCTACGCCAGAACTCTCAGAGTCGCAAATCCTTACAACTTGCAAACTAACAACGCCGAATACCTGGCAACGACTGTAAACGTCGAAATAGAACTTACGATCTAAAGAAAGGGCTTCCATCATGGCAGCTTCAACGCGTATCCAAGCGCAAAACATTATCTTCAAAATTGGCTCTACTGCTTACGAGTGCGATGCCACAATGGTTGACCTTCAGCTAGGTGATGCACCTGGCGATGTTCAGACTTTCTGTGAGCAGCGTGTTGGTGGCGAGTGGGCTTTGACCCTAGAGGGAATTGTGTCTGGCGATGCATCTTCCCTATACCGAGTGCTATGGGCTAACTTCGGAACTACCGCAGCTTTCACCATCGCACCTAATGGCAACGCAACTGCTACCAGCAACGAGCCACACTACGAGGGAACTGTGAAGTTCAATGAGCTTCCACCACTATCCCTAACCAGCAACAACACCAGCACTTTCTCGGTTACCCTACGAGTAGACAACGCCATTCACGACCCAGCGGATGACATCTACTACGGCGTGGAGATTGTAACCGCGTAACCTCATGGAGCAATCCGGAGTCAAGGTCAAGGGACTGCGAGCTGTCACAAAAGCGTTGCAGAATGTTGGAGTCCCTAACAAAGAGATAACCGATGCTGCTAAGAGATCAGCAGACAGGGTTGTCAATGAGGCAAAGACTTTGGCTCCGGTTCGCTCTGGGGCTTTGCGAGACTCAATTCGCATCGCTGCTAGGGCTACCGGGCGAGTTTCAATCAGTGCCGGTAACAATGGGCGAGTCCCTTATGCAAACCCGATTCACTGGGGTTGGTTCAAACGCAACATCAAACCACAGCCTTTCTTTGTCAAGGCGATAGGATTAACCCGCAACGATGTCTACCAAGACTATCTACGCGAAATGGAAGCACTAATTCTAAGAGAGACAGCGAAAGCAAGGAACGCAGATGATTAAGTTTGAAGAACTAACGCTAGGTGAGATTGAAGAGCTAGAGCTAATGCTCAACAACAGCTTTGATTCAGCCTTTGCAGATGGCAAGCCAAAGGGCAGAGCGTTGAGGGTGCTTTATTACATCTTCAAGCGCAGGGAGCTACCTGGCTACAAGTTTGAAGACACAGAGAAGATTACCCAGAAAGAAGCCCTAGAGTTTCTGACCGGTGACTCAAAAAAAGAGTAAGAGAGGAAGCCGCTGATCGCATGGCAAGATTCAGCCTGGCAACAGGTCTTGCACCTAGCGAGATAAGGCAGCTAACTCTAGAAGAACTAATAGCTTTTAGAAAAGCAGTTGAGGAGCGCAACCGATGAGCTTGGTCTTGAATGTCGAGATTCTTGGAGAATTCAAGAAGCTCACTACTGCGACTACCGGTGCTGCCAAAGACCTCAACTCACTAAAGAAGACCACAGACAAAATCTCTAAGGGCATGAAGACCGCTCTTGCAGCAGTAGGTCTTGGATTTTCCCTAAGCGTTGTAGTCCGAGAACTCAAGGAAGCTTCTAAGGCTGCAATCGAGGATGTAAAGTCTCAGGAGCTACTAGCTCTATCCCTACAAGCCAGCACCAAGGCAACAGACAATCAGATTGCTGCCGTTGAAAAGATTATTGGCAAGTATCAGATGCAGGCTGCGGTTGCTGATGACGAACTTCGCCCAGCGTTCGCCAAGCTGACTCAGACTACCGGTGATCTAGAAGAGTCAAGCAAACTACTAGGCATCGCGCTAGATGTCTCCGCAGGCTCAGGTAAATCGCTTGATGCTGTAACTCAAGCCATGTCAAGAGCCTTGAACGGTAGCACAGGAGCGCTAGAACGCCTTCTGCCGGCAGTAAAGGGAGTAGATGACCCGATAGCCTTCCTAGCCCAGCGTTTCGATGGTGCTGCCGAAGCTGCTGCTAACACTGACCCTTATCAGCGAATGAACATCCTCTTCGGTGAATTGCAGGAGCAAGTCGGTATGGCTTTGCTTCCCTACCTAGAAGAATTTTCTAATTGGCTTGCTGAGCCTGGCACGACTGAAATGATTCAGGAAATTGTCACTGTCATTGTGGACATGATCAAGAACTTCGGTGAGGCAGTCAGATTCGCGGTGAAGTATAAGGATGTTCTAATTCCTCTTGCTGCCGTAGTCGGAACACTTTTGGCAGCTGTAAAAGCTGTATCAGCAGCGATGACTGTTTACAACACAATCTCAGGGCTAGTAATTGCCAAGAACGCGGCGATGGTGGCAAGTAACACCGCTCTAGCAGCATCGAACACCGGAGTGGCAGCGACAGCTAATGCAGCAGCTGTTGCGATGCGAGCATTGGCAGCCCTAACAGCGGTGGGAGCAGTCCTAACACTTCCAGGCTCTTCACCTCTGCCTGGCACAGTCCCTAGCACAACTAAGCCCGGCACTATTGCTCCGATGCCTATCTTCCCTAATCAAGTCCCTCAGACCGGCTTGCCAGGTGCTTCGACTCAATCGACTACTAAACCTACTGTTGTTAATAACATCACCATTAACAGCGCCAGCACAAACGCCAGCGGAATTGTTTCCAGCTTGCAGGGCTACCAGAACCAGAACGGTGCTACCTTGCAGAAGTTGCTCAAATGAGTGACGTTCTAAATAACTTCGACATCGCCAGCGATCTAAAGGTCGAATTCTTTCTACCGGATGCTGAGGGAAACCTATTCATTATCGGTATCTCACTTCTCGGCGGTGATGATG